TCCTCGTCATTATCTTCAGCATTGAAGAATGAGATAGAACCAATCAATTTCTCCTCTTGAACTAATGTATCAAGAGCTGTCTTATTGAAAGTCGCAGGGTCAATTTCAAACCCTCTTCTTTTCAAAAGGAAACCTACAACTGCTTTTTCATCGCAGAAAAGTCCTCCTAATTTCGGTGTCATCAAAGACACTTTGCAAGTATTTTGTAGTAACATATTAATTATTGTTTTTAAATTTTAAATTCTGAATAACAGTCCATTTTTATTCTCAAGTTTAACCCTTCAATAACAATGGCATCCCAAATGTCTTGAATAGTTGCTTTTTGAGCCATTTTACCTTTTGAATTTAGTTCTGCAACATCATTAAAAGGCATTGATACAAAAGAAATATCTTGGTTTAATAAACTAACTCCTTTTGATTTACTTATCGCTTGTTTGAATTTATCATAAAGCGGATATAACATCTCTTGGTAATTAGTTTCATATCTCTTTTTGTATAAGTCATGTTCACCACCTTTGGTAATTAAGAAGAAATTACAATCGTTAAGTTCTAATTGTCCTTTTTTCTCAACAACACGATAACCAGTCTGTAACCAAATAATAGGGTACTTCGTTTCCGAAAGTTCAAGTTTTTTGCTCAATTCTGCTAAATCTCCTTCGGCATAATTTACATCCCAAGATTTAATTTGAAATTTCCTATCAAGGATTTCGTAAATTAATAAATTGTAGTTTATCATACTCCAAAAGAATTTTTACCTTCAAAACCAAACAATCTTCTTGTAGTATCAAACAAAGGATATTTTTCTGAATTATCATGTAAATACTGCAATAAAGAAACTTTTCCACTTTGTCTTATTCCGCCAGAATAGCTAATTCCTACTGCTGTACCTAATCGGTTTTCAATAACCCAATAAGGATTACCTTCAATAGTATAGCCATCTGCTCCGTAAACATAAGTACCACCTTGTAACTGCTCTAAGAATCTATTCCAAGAACGAGTTATTTTTTGCGTACTTGAAGCCTTTCCTCCTACTTTCGTATCAATAGCAACTTCTCCAAATTCGGTAGTTTGTGTTACATTATTTGTATGGTAGATGCAATAAACATAATCGGCTAAAAATGATGTTTTCAGTTCTTCGTTGCGAAGTCCTTCCCACTTAAACTTTTTATCGTCTTTAGTGTATAGTTCTCCGTTTACGATTTTCTGATAATCAGCATTAGTCTCCCAATTTTGTTTAAAATCTTCCCACATTTCTTCACCAAACGCAAAAGACAATACTTCTTTTTCAGATATGTCAATTAAGTTTCCAAGTAATTTGCCAGTTCTATTGTTAGGACTTGGTTCATTCACGTTTGGAATATAAAGTAATCCGTTAAAATAAGTATCGTCTATTAGCATTTCTTTGGTGTTTATTGGTTATCTATAATATAGATGTGTTAGACTTTTCGCTTTCTAATTTAGCACCTTTTGCATATTCTGCCAACTTTCTTTCAACTAATTTTTGAGCAAATAGTTTATGCTCAACATAAGTTTTATTGTCTGATTTCAGAACGATTGCAACATAGTCCTTGTCGTTATTAAAAGAGACTAATTCCCCTTTAACTTCTTTGTTATCTTCTTCTTTTAATTTAACAGCCATTTCTATTATTTTTTAAGGTTAAACTTTAATTAAGGTGTAACAACTTTTTTCAATGCAGCCTTAACTGTCGCAAGGTTAATTTTGATAACACCAGTATAACTTGCAGGAGCAGCGTTCAATACAGAGAATACCTCACCAACTAATGTGTATTCGTTTTCAATGAATTGGTCTCCATATTGACCTCTTCTCATAATGAATGCAGAGTGAATTTCCTTGTAAATAGAGAAATCTCCAACTAATGCAGTTCCTTCATCAATTTTCAATGATGGAATAACTGTAATTCCTGCGATTCTATTTCCAGAAGCATCAATGTATGGTTTTAATTGGAAGTTACCATTTGCATCTTGAGTGTAAACAGCAGCAACAATATCAACTGGATTCATCAATACGAAGTTAGGTGTATATCCTAATGCTTTTACTTGTTGAGCAGCCGCTACGATTGCTAATCCATTATCTGGAGATACTAAAGTACCATCTAAAGATGAAGAAACGTATGCAGTTGCATTTGTAGTGATAATGTTGATTAAGTCGTCTTGCCAAGCAGTAATAACATCTCTTTCAAACATATCTACGATAGCATCTAATAATGCTTCAAAATCCATTTCAAATTCTTCAGTCCACTCAATACGACCTGCGTATTTTTTACGACTTGTAGAAGTTCTTTGGAACTTGTATTGTAGCAATGGCTTAACAGCACCTTCTGCTACTACCGCAACAGCACCTTCGCTTGGAACTTGTTGTGTTTTAATAACAGTTTGTGGAACTTTTGCTCTTTGAGAATTTCTGATAACTCTTAATATAAAGTTTTCTGGAACTTTAATCATAAAGATGTCATTATCTACCTCAAATGATGATGCAGGGAAGTTAAGACCCGATACGTTACTTACAGTACCGTTATTCGTCATGTGCATTGCAGCAACCTTAAATGCAAACTCTGGAAAATCTTTTTTCTCTTTAACCGCTTCAACGATTTTAGCGTGATTTTCCTTGATTACATTGTACATTTGGTTTTTGATCATCTCGGTAACACCTCCTTTCAAAGATTCTTTCATTACTGATAAATCTTCTTTGATTGTGTCTTGAGCATCTTTAAGCGGTTGTAACGCTTTTTCAATTTCTTCCTTTCTCACGTTCGCTTCGTGAGCGTTTTTGTCTTGAAGGTATTTGTTTTGTTCCTCCGCAGACATTGCAGCGATTTCTTCTGCTGTTTTGTAAGTAAATTTCATTTTAAAAAAAATTTAGATTAGTTAATGATTTTGTTTCACTTTGAGAAGTGGAATCTTCTTCCGAGTTCTCGTCTGTCGTAGAAGTGCTTTCTGCGGATTCTACTGATATTGTTGGTGTCGCAGGATTACTGCCTTTTGGAACCGCAGAATTTTCAATAATTTTCTGCTCAAATACTGCCCAAAAGTAACCTGCTTCCTCTACTTCGTCTTTATTAACGATTTGGTTAATGTATTTATCCCAAATCTCTTTCTCTTCTTTTGCCCATTTTTCATCAGAATTAACGGCTAATCCTATATTTACATATCTTAAACCAGAAGAGTGGTTTTTAACTTTTCCTTTGATATATCTTTCAAACATATAAGGATTATCTTCCTTATGCACTTTGCTTTCCATCATCAAGACTTCAGTTTCTCCTTCATAGTCAAAACCTAAATCTTTCCAAGTCATTTTCTCTACTGAAAATTTAACCTCATCAGAAATGATTTTGTCAAACTGCATTTTATGCTCCTGCAAGTGAAGTCCATCTTTTGTGTTTTTAGCGGTTCTATTCCAACTTCCTGGCATACTTACATCTCCATGAGAATCAAAGTAATTTACCGCATTGGAAACAGCCCTAACTGTAATTGTATTTACGTCTCGTAAATCAGTATTTCCTGCTTTTATAGCTTCTGTCTTTTCTTGGAAGTTTCCATTATATGAAATAGCATCAGCGTGTTTAATTACTGCTTTTTTAGCAGCAATTAGTGTTTTCTTATTCAAAATAAGTTCCTTGAAGGCTTCTTCCTTCGTGGCAAAACTTTTATTCGGAAATTCTTTTAAGGTAATCATTTGTTTACTTTTTCGTTGTTGGAAACTGCTTTTTGTTTTTTCTTAATTGCATTTTTCAATACTTCGGGAACTTCTTGCTCCTTTTGTATCTTTTCCAATTTGTTGGCTAAATTTTTCATTCCTTTATATTTTGTTTAAGAAATTCACTAAATCCATTTTCTTGTAAAAATGCTTCAAAATCTAATCCTAAATTTAGAGTTTGAGATAATTCATACGCCTCTAAAAATGTTTTCAACGCTTCAGACCTTGCCTTAAAGCCTTGATTTTTCATTTTAGCTTTGGTAGAAATTACACTTGCCATGTGGTCATAAGTACCAATTAACTTCGTTTTTCTTGCCTTAAAATACCATTGATTTTTATATTCAAGTGAGTATAAAAAGCTATCTGTTATATTTTTTACATTGGTAAGAACAAATCTTGCTTCAGCAAACTGTTGGTTTTCATAAGTGCTTCCTGCACTATTACCATTGAACCCATCAAGTAAATCTCTCGGAACTCCGTATCTTACTCTGATATTTTCTTTGGCGTTATTCTGCATTTCAATAATTTGCAGTTTCTTGTTATCTCTCTGAACATTCAAAGCTCTCAATGGCTCGTTTGTCGCAATAACATCACCTACCTTATTGCTTCTACTTCCGTATTTCTTCTTACCTGCCAACTTCTGCTCAATATCCATCTTCTCTTTAGCACCAAGTGGAGCTAATTTATTGTAGTCGGCTTCCTTACTTACTATCCAATTTACATTATGACCAGATGTGTAACCCATCGTGTCATTTGTATTCAAAATTATATTAATATCTTTTAATAATGAAGAAATTCTTGATATTGGATTAAGAAACTTTTCAGCAGAATAAC